AAGACACGCCATAAATGACGACTGAGATTGTATGAATTTGATGACCTTAACGTGGTAGGGTATTTCGGGCTCGAAGTCGCCAATCGTATCTATCAGTATTTTAGATTCCGATTTCTCTCCCCCCTTTTTCTCTGAGACTTCATACTTGCAGCAAGCAGCCATGTGCTCATCGGTGGTAATAGGCTTCAGGTTAAACTTGCCAACAAGTGCTCTAACCTTGTCCCACATTTTTTTACTTTCTAGACGTGAACGTTGAGCGAAGAGGAAGACGGCGTGCGTATGTGCATGCCCTGTTTTTCCAAACTCTGTAAAGGCTTTAACCTTGCACTTGCGCTTGGAGGTTTCGAAAAGAGAATGCAACTGTTTGGCTTCATCCTCAGACAGGTGACGGTGAATCGTAAGCATGAAACGCGTGCCTCTGAAAGTAAAATTCTTTGGTTCATTTTCAGTGCCCATTCTGTAAGTTACTATATTCAAATAAAAAATTCTTTAAGTACCTATAGGCGAGACAATTTGGACATCAATGTCTGCCACAGGGGCAGACAGACATTGAGACCAAATTTATGAAGGAGATGCGTCAAAAACTGCTTTCTAACGGCTGAAATATCGGTAACATAAGTCAAAACCAGACACAGTAAATCACTAGGCATTGACAGCAACATCGGTAGTGCCGACACGGAATTTGCATGTAGTTGCGTTGATATAACTGTACGTAACTCCGGGCGCATGATCTGTCCAGAGGAGAAAATAATAGGTTCCATCTGTAAACGGATCGCCGGTAGTGTTTGCGGATTTGAGTTGGTGCTTGCGACCGAAACCTTTGTAGTACTTGCGTAGGGTAAACTTCTTCGTAGTGAGTGCGGGAACAGGGACTATGAGGCCTGCACTTTGGGCGTACTGACCTGAAGAGCGGGTAGGTGGGAGGTAAATCTTCTTGTGATCGAGTACCGTAAACTTCCTTGCTGCTGATGGAGTTGTTGCGTTGGAGTTCAATTCTTTCTTCATCCAACCATCGAACTGCATGTTGCCTGTGCCTAAGCGACCTAACATGTGGATATCTGGGCGCAGATAATCGATGGCATCGTCGGTTTGCTTATTGAGATTCGGAATGAAAACCAGATATGCGCGAGCAGTACAAGATACGTTGGCACGATTTTGGATGGCGAATCTGGACTCAATAGCCTGCATGTATACGGGTAGAGATTTGGATTGGACGGCTGAAACGTTGGTGGGTACGAGATCGGCAACTAGGTCTCCGATCGAACACAACTGTTTGGCTTCAAAGCCGTTCACGTCACGCCAGTCAGCCATTACCGGCAATGACAACGCGCCGTTGGGCCATGCCTGTCCATCGCGAAGAAAAAGCTGTTGGTTGAAATGATACGGCATATGTTGCTTGTCCAATTTCATGGCTACTTTTTTGGCGATTTTGGCGACAGTTCCGACGGCCAGTTTTCTTAGATTTCTTCGCCTACGCTATGCATTGATTCAAAATAAAATGCCTAGACGTTATAAGAAAAATTCTCGACGTTATTCTAGAGCTTCTAAAGTGCGCAGGAAATGGCGTCAACAAAAACTGGCTCGACGTGTAAACACTACCAGCCCTAGTGAAGTTCCCTATGTAGCAAATCAAGTCATGGGTATACATCTAGCACACAGGTTTGCAAAACGATGCGGCTAAACTAAGGTCATAGAAAAACGGTTTTTGTCTCGGATCAACATTATTATTTTTACATCCAAAACTGAAGCTTGGAGATCCGGGTTTTTCGGCTTTCAGAGCTAGACCAAGGTTTAGCTTTTTGGAGCCAGACGGATTTGCGGGAATGGGCGTATGGCCGAGCGAAGAGATGGAAAAAGGATCGGTACCAGCAAGCTGACCGACCTTTTGTCCATCGTCGTCCCTCCGGCCAGGGGGTGTCTTAATATTATTGGGACACCCCTGGTCCACTTTTTTCAGATGGTTCTTGAGATCAACAAACGCCTGATCCTTTTGCCAATGCATATGGTGTTTGGGATTTGGTACTTGTCTAATCCTGGTACCGTTTGCGAGAGGACCAAAGAGCTCATACTCTACCCAACGATCCTCAATGAGACGAGACTTATCAGGGCTGAAATTAGCGAACACAATCACGTGAGGTACATCAAACATCTTAGGAACAGACTGGTACTTAGCTGAGAACATTCTACCGTTTTTGAACTTTTCCATGATGCGATATGGTGTCCATTCCTCATTGTCCTTGCACAGATCAATCAAGACTGTCTTTTCATTCTCGTACGCGTAGGCTATGTCTTTTCCACTACCATCGTCTATAAAGAAGGCATCATGTTTCGAAAGAAGATGATTCACTAGCTTAGATTTCCCACGACCTCCGGTAATATCGGTGACCCAATGGATGGTACGATCATCCGGATATAAGGAAAGTAACTCGTCAAAATAAGTCTGCCATTTGAAGAGATTCTTGAGAAGCTTCTTTGGGCGTGGACGATGTGCGAACACATACTGACCCCACGAAAGCTTCGACGAAATATACTTTCCAAACTCAGGGTCTCGAAGACACGCCATAAATGACGACTGAGATTGTATGAATTTGATGACCTTAACGTGGTAGGGTATTTCGGGCTCGAAGTCGCCAATCGTATCT